TACGACATATTCAAGATGAATGCAAAGCGAATCGGTGACGTGTGGAATGATGCCTGGCTTAAGACTGAGTTCGATACGGCAACACTCGTAGGTGAAGCTGCTACCAACTTTCATAATCTCATGGAGGATGTGGAGACGTTTCCTTACTGGGAATATAAGACCGTCGGAGACAATGCAGTCCGTGAGGAGCATGCCAAATTAGAAGGGTTGATCTTGCCTGCCAATCACCCAGCTTGGGCGAAACTATTTCCGCCTAATGGCTGGAACTGTAGATGCTATGTAGTTGCGAGGATGGCAAGTGAAGTCGCTGACGTGGACTTTGCAGCGATGGAAGCTAGAGCTGACACCTACTTTGCTTCAGATCAATTTGCGAAAGCAGCAAGCCAGGGCTTTGGCGTGAATAGATCCGTGACAGGCGAAGTCTTCACTGCCAATCAGCAGTACATAGCCGGGAAGAATCTGACGGAAACTAAGAAACTCCTGAATGAGCTGACCGCTACCGACTATGGACTACAATTATCTGATAGCCTATTGACAGCAGCTACAAAAGAAATCCCAATAGGAAAGCAGGCAATTGGTGACTTCATAGCTGGACTGCCAGTGCTGAAGGGAAAACCAATTCTGACCGATCACAAGGATAGAGCTCTGAATTTCCCAACGGGAAGTACCAAAGGTGAGGAGCTGCTAGAAGCACTGAAGGACACGCTCAGCAATCCTACTGAAGTATGGATGCAGGATAAGAAAGCCGGATATCAGCTGACTTATTTCAGCTACTACAAAGAGGAGATCTTTCAGGTGATCGCTCAGCAGGAAGATTCAGAGCTGAATATTCTGCTCTGGAGGAAAATCAAAGCGGTGGAATCCAAACGCAAAGGAATGCTTCTCAGCGATGGCAAATAAGGCACAGGCACAGATAGACCAATTCTTTCGAAAGCTCAATGGCTTCGTGGACAAGGATGTCCCTGCCATCATCCGTCAATCTGGCGTGGAGTACTTCAAAGGAAGCTTCACCCGAAAAGCATTTGACGGCGTAGCCTGGGCACCGCACAGCAAGAAGTATAAGCCAAAGGGCGGTTCGCTCATGGTGAAATCTTCCAAGCTGCTCAACTCGATATCCGGGACGATCAAGCCTGACCGGGTGACCTTCAATGGGGGAAATAGCAGAACTCCCTATGCGCGAATCCACAATGAAGGCGGGACGATCAATCGGGCTGCACGGTCGGAGCTCTTCATCCGAAACCGCTATACGAAAGGCGCAAAATCTAAGGCCTTTGGAGGCATGGGATTGTACAAAAAAGGCACCACGGCAGGCAAAGGATTAACCTTCAAAGCCTACACCGTCAACATGCCACAGCGGCAATACATGGGCTATGCCAAAGAACTGAATGTGATCATCATGGAGCGTATCAAAGTAAAATTTCAAATCAAATAATTATGGACATCGATCAAATATTCCTAGAAGTAGCCGACCTCATCAACGGCGTGCCTGGCATCAAGTGGATAGATATGGATTTTGGACAGCTCGATAGTGATCAGCGTCCAGCTGTGGCTTTTCCCTGTGCCCTCATCAGTATTGATTTGCCTGATACCAATGACCTGGGCAATAGAGTGCAGAAACCCAAGGTGATCATCAATGTCAAGCTGGCATTTGACTACATGGGAGAAACGAGCGTCAAAACCGCTCCCAACTATCGGACTCGAGCATTGCGATACTACGGTATAGTCAAATCGGTTTATATCGCCCTTCAGGGACAGCGCATCGGCACCACGCCACTGAAGAGAAAAAGCCAAATGGAATATGCCCGTCCTGATCGGATCAAGATCTTGGACATGCCCTTTGAAACCAATTTCTTAGACGATAGCGCCCGCTAAAAATTTGAAAATGGTGATAATCCAAAACATCACCGTAAGTGGTGATAAAAAAAGCCCTCCCGAATATCGGGAAATGGCATTGGCCTACTATGGCACAGTAAAGGAAGTGTACAGGAAATTTCAAGGGCTAAGGCTATGCACCTGTGGACCGATGAAGCGCATCAACCAAATGGAGTATGAACGTCCTGACCGGATCAAGATCGTGGATATGCCCTTTGACCTGGTATTCGTGGATGACAGTGCGAGATGATATTTTTGGTGATTAAACAACTAAAAAGACCCGGCTCTGTGAGTCGGGTCTTTTTTTATATCTATTGGATCGGTCTCCAATGAGAAGTCCAACCTACTGACCATCCTTGAGGATACCAGGTTCTGCCATCGTTTCCTGCGTAGTTTTCACCTTCTATTGGCTTTGGTAAATGCCTAATTGATTTGCTGCCATCTTTTCCCAAAACCAAAACATTAACGTCAAATTCCGGCAATCTCTCTTCTACGCTTATCCAGCCTTCTGGATCATGTTGTTTTAGAAAATCTACAATAGCTTCATATGGAATTATTCCATCCCAACCTTCAGGATAAGTATTTGGGGGTTGATTATTGAACCATTCCTGAAATAGCTTCAAGTTTTCTCCTCCATCTAATTGAAAGGTATAAATATTAGGTAAATCCCTTAAGTCAAATTTACTAGAGGGTATTATGTCACCATTTTCATCGTATCTACCAACCTTGATTGGCGGATGATCTAAGTTAGGAGGTGGTATAAATCCTCTTCGACCTATTAAAAATGAGATTTCATTGCCAATCCATTCCTTTCCAGAAAAAGGAACTCCTTCAATAGAGGGTAGTTTCTCCTCATAAGAAGTTTCGTTAATAGTCACTTCTTTTCCTGTGGCAACCGCATCTTGAAGATGCTCTCTTAGAATATTTAAGATGTCTTCTACTTTTTCCTGTGGCAGTTTCATAGTTTCAATTTAAACATTTTCTCGTAAAAAATCCCCGAAGCTATCACCCCGGGGTTTTCCATATACTAAACCACTAACCTATTGCTCAAGACCTGGCAGGTTTTCAAAACCTATTGCTCAAGACCTGCCAGGTTTCTAAAACCTGGCAGGTCTATTAATTGAAAAGAACCAGCTGGCTCGGATCAACCTCTTCCTCGCTCCGGTTGATCTTCATACTCTTAATATTCATCCACTGGCGATAGTTCAAAAAGATGTTGAACTTCGGGAATACATGCCTTACGATTCTCGTATCTGGTATATCCTCCTCCTTCACGCTGAGGTAAACCTCTCGGATGAACTGGGCTTTCTTGATGTAATTGTCACGAACGTAGGCCATACAACAAAAATACCCTGCCATCATGGCAGGGTACAAATAAGTTCTAAGTAAGTTGTAAGATTTTACCAGTCATCACTCTTCAATACACTTAACTCAAACTCCGATAAAAACCAATTAAAATACTCTTCTATAGACTCTTTGGCACGCTGATCTTGAATATCTAGATTCTCATTATACACACCATAATGAGTTCCAAAGGATTTTAAATTACCCTTTGGGACTATCGGGCCAGCTGTCCAGGAGTTGATTTCACATTTAACCTTTTGATCCTTGAATTCGAATGTGATTGAATACCTCAAATCATACTTGATAGCAAAGTTGCGCTTCAACTTACTTTCTATTGCATTCTCAGAAAATCCATTCACCGTAATGGATTTGTTTTCGACGCCCGAAATAGCATGATTGGGAGCATTGAATATTCCATTCAGATAAGTGAGTGACTTTTTATAGAGGTTATCTTGATCCTCTTGTGCTATAATAACAACGTATGTTTCACCTTCCTGAGTCAACATTCCATTAGGAGTCATACTGAATTGTGCCATTGCCAAGTCTGGAAGTAATAGGATTAATAGAGATAGAAGTAGATTTTTCATTATTGCGGGAATTGGAGGTTAAACATACTCATTGATTTTCACTTGTATATACCCTGTACAGGGTATTTTTCGGGAGAGGCAGTTACCTCTCCCGAGGTGTTACTTGATCATTTTCACTAGATTCAATGCTTTGCGAAATGTGCGCAAGTAATGGATCTGGTGCTCTGCTGTCTCGCCAGGCATCTCTGGATAGCGGAGTAGGTAGCTGATGTACTGGGTTTCGATTTCTTCCAGGTAGATAGCCATCTCTTGCGGGTCGATGTGGTCAGTCAGAAAGATTTGGAGAGCCTGGTAGTCAAAAGTAAGCTCTTTTGATGCGTTAAGTTGTGAGGTGTTTCCTGTAGTGGATTGTGTGAACATAAAATTACCTTGTTTTTCAGTCAGCTAATTCGGTGACTGATTCCGATTGTAGATCCGAATGGTCTGATCGCAAGATATCTTTCTTAGCTTTTCCCACGTTAGGAACTTTGGAAAAGCTTGCTATCC